TAATACTTCTTTCTGCTCGTGTCGAATTTTGAGTGGTATTAACATACGATACTGTTACAGGATATGTATTTCCTGATATACCTGAAGAACAAGAATATGCCTCAACACAGACGCTGTTAAGAACTGTAATTAAATCAGGACTATATTTAACACTACCATTAACTAAATTAATATCTGAAGTGTATTGAACACCATTTAAATACGCAAACCTAATAACTGGAAACCATGTACCACCTTGAGCAGGTTCATCACTGAATGGTTGTACGACAGTAACATCCGGTGACGCATTAACGTTAGAACCTGACGTAAATGATGGAGAACCATTAATATCATTTAAATACCAGTCAATAACATATGTGCCAATTGTACATCCCGACCTAGACGATAATGCTCCAACACTTAAAGATGCCAATTGACAGTTAGGTTGTATTCCTTGAATATATAATCCGCAATCCACACCTTTATTTACAGCAATACTATAATTAACGTCACAAGCAGGTACACTAGTTAGTGTTGGTGTAGGAGTTGGTGTTTGAGTGTTTGTAGGTGTAGGAGTTGGTGATAATGAGGGTACAGAACCACAATATTGACACGAAATACTATAATCAATATACAAACTCACAACAACATGAGCAGGAACTAAAAATTCCTCATCACATTTAGTAATTATTTGAATTTGATTATTTACAGGGTCAATAATAGTTTGAGACACCTGGTCAAAACTATCAACCAACCCCTTTAATACATCATAATACTCATTATCGAATGGATAATCATTTAATGAATTACTTACATAAAAATCATTATATTTTTCCACATTTCCAATTGTAACAATTAACTTAAACGTAGCAGAATCTAAAATACAATTAGTGAATCCCGACACATGAGTATAATACCCATCATAATACATTTCATATATTCCGTATTTACCTAATTCTCCAATATCCTCAAAATCACTATCACAAATAGTGTAAGATTCATAAGACGATAATTTTTCATACCCGTAAATTGTTATTGAGTTTTCTTTAACACAATTATCTGAATCAGTGACAGTTAAGGTATATGTCCCCGCGCTTAAATTAGTTACAGTATAACCGGTTTGCCCATTCACATTAGGACTCCATTGTAAATCAAATGTTGGCGTGCCTCCAGTTATAAAAACATTTATAGTCCCATCATTACCATTTACAATATCAGTTTTAACTAATAAAATACCAACATTCTCGGACGAATCTATTTCAAAATCTTTAGTTTGTTGACACGGAGTTGGGCTAGAATCTCTTACCTGAACAGTATATGAACCTGAAATTACACTATTAAAAGTTATAGAACTATATGGTGGGGTAATTTGTTCTGATTGGAAACCTACATTAACATAATAAGGTGGAACACCTCCAACTATTTCTATATTAACAACACCATTAGGTGTATTACAAGTCGTTCCTGTGGTTAAAATATTAATATCATATAACGACTCATTAATAACCGTATATGTATTAGTATAAACACACACACCATTTGAAATGGTTAAAGTATATGTATCAGATTTTAAACCATTAAATGACCATGTTTTACTATCGGTTGGTTCTTCAATAGAATTGTTATCTGAGTCAGTCAATTTATAAACAATATTACCATTAGTACCAAATAACACTATAGATATAATTCCATTTGAATTACTACATTTTGAATTAGTTACCGTCACCGATGTTACATTAAACCCTGATGGTGTTTGTAAAGTTGTTGAAGCAACAAAACTACATAAACCAGCATCTTGAGCATACACCGAAATACTTCCTCCTGGCACATTAGTAAATGTGTATTGGGTGTCAAACGAAACATTTGATTCTCCGGTTGAGGCTGAATAATAATATGGTGCAGTACCTCCCGTTATAAAAACCGTTAATTCACCATTGTTTGTAAAACAACCAGGACTAATGGATGTAAACCCACCTAACCCTATTTGAGGTACTTTAATAACTTCAGTACTTTTAGATATTGAACACCCCGTATTATCAGTTACTGTAACACTATAAGGACCATTAGTTAATCCTGTAATTGACGATAATGTACCACCATTAGACCATAGATAAGTATATGGAGGATTACCAATCAATCCTGTTACAAATATTTTACCTGAATTTACATTACATCCCGCATCATTAACAACGTAAAAACCATAATCTAGAGTGGTAGACGATTTAATTATACAAGTTTCTGATTTACCCGTACATCCACCGCCATCATCACCAATAACATAATAAATCCCAGGCGATAAAGAATTAAAAGAAAAATTAGAATTTAATGTAGACCCTGAAGATAAATATCCAATAGTGTTTTCGTATAAATAAAATTTCGAAGTCCCATATTGATATTGAGTTTGAGCAGTTATCGACCCATTATTAAAATTACAAGTAGTATTTCTTTGGTTCGTTATACTAACACAAGTACCACTTGATATGTAAATATTTACCGGAACTGTCGTAATTCCGGGACTATTACATGAATCAAGAATATTAAACGAGTACGTCCCCGCCGATAAACTATTAATAGTATATCCCGTCACGCCAGCACCTAATGGTATTGTCCCATAAGCTGGCGATAACCATTGGATTGTATAGTCAGGAGCAACCCCTTGAATGTCAATTGAGAAAGACCCTAATGAGAGATTAGAACAATCCCCAGTTATACTTGATATATATGATAAACTACAAGCCATGTGTACATAAAATTTCAAAATTTATTCCGACATTTAATTCAAAATTAATACCGGTTGAGTTTACAGAACATATCGAATCGTAAACCACTATTTGGTTAAATGGTTCAAACTCTTCTACAACAACATTATCTTTAGTAAAATAATACGCGTAACCATAATTTAGTAAACTTTTTAAATTAGTTACCAAAGCTTCTGTCCATTGAGCATCACTAGGAACACTTATACTTGTGGTATACCCCGACCCTATAAAAAATGGGATTTTTACGATATCCTCACCATTAAGTTTCATTTCAACATACCAAACACTTTTTAATTCTTCATACAAACAGTCATTTAAAGTATAAGTTGTATCACTTAAATAAGCCGTTAACGTATTAGCTAAAACAATACCAAAAGAATCATCAGGATAGGCACCACAAGACACCGATTCAATTGGGCAATCATATGTAAAAATATTTGATGTTAGAGAACAAGGTCTACAAAGAATCGGAATAAATTTACAACCTTCTTGTCTTCTCCACACAAACTTTTGTCTATGGAAAATTGAATTCTCATATCTAACACCCGTATTCCATATTGTTGTCGCTGGTATCATCTGTTCGACTAATCTAACCCAATAATCACCAAGACCATTAACATACTGAATCATCGTCTGATAATTAAAATTATCGTTCTCCAATCCGGCAAGTTTTTCTGATTCTAAATATTTCCAATAAATAGATTCTAATGTTGGATAACCCATTGTTTTACCATCACTAATATATTGTCTATTTCTAACATTAATTGTGTTTAACCAAAAAGTTTGAGCAAATTCAAAAAATGTTTTATTCTTTGGTTGTGGATTAATAACCGTATTATCAATACCACCCCTATCCGGATAATTTGACACAGGATTTGGATTACAATAAATCGGAGCGACATAATTTAACCCCTCATTTGGTATTGGGAAATTATATTGTCTTGACATCACCCAAACATCATATGATAATCCTTGTCCAGGATTTAAGAATAAATCAGTATTTTTAGCGTTTAAAACTAATTTATCACTTTCCGTATAATACCTTGCGTTATAATTACCATCTAAATTTTGTCGTAAACCAATTTCATCATCAACCCAACTTTTATTATTATCAATTGTTTGTCTAATGTCATACCCTAACGACATAAATGGAAATTTAACATATCTATCCAAATATTCTTGACCATAGGTATATGGTGTTAATGTTGTTTGATAATCAGGGTTTGACCCTGTAAAAACGCTATTAGTAAGATTAACTTCTTCCGGTGCTCTATGTTGAGGAGTTGATTCAAACCAACCACTACCCTTTTCATAATAATAATCTTCTGTATTTGGAGGTGTTGATGGATAACCTTCACTATCAATAGGGTAATCACTTAATGAAACATTAACATCCTTCATTATTGTTGTTGAGGTAAATCCTGTATATACCACACCTTGGAATCTATATGTGTTACCAACCTCTATTGTTGGTACATTTTTAACATATGTTCCTCCAGATATTGCAGCATAACTAGAATTAAAATCACTTACACTAATTCTTTGGTCTGCCAAGTATATGTATTCGTTAAAATCTACTAACGCATCCGGAGCACCAATCAATCTTAATAATATCTCAACAGATTTTCTTGTTCCTTTAGATTTAAACAAATAAGCCGAATTAAGAATTAAATTCCTATAATATTGATAATTTAATTCATCCGGAGTTTGTTGGTCACTACTCCCCGCAAATTCAGACACATTTTTGTTTTTCTCACCAAAAACTGATGTTAAAAATTCATCATTTGTTATTGGTGATATATTAGTATTCCACCCTAAAGTTTGTGCTAAATTTTTTAATAATTGAGATGGGATATCATTACCCACATTATAATTAACCGAATTCATATATGCTAAAGCGTCTATGAATTTTTTTGTTTCGTCAAAACTTCTACCATATATTTGTAGAACAGACTCCATCTTTTGACCTATAGTATCAAAGTCCTTAAAGGCGCCTGTTGTTAAAAATCTTGATATTAAATTTGTTTTATACAAATCAAATGATTCACTCAAACCATTTAATGTTGTTAAATAGTTGGTAAAGGCTGGTGTAATAATATCAAGATTCCAATTACCATATAATGGCCAAGTAACATTTTGATTTAAAACATAATATGTACCATCATCAGCATCTGCCGGTACTTGAAATGTCGCTGTGTATTTTGGTACAACATTTCTATTTAATAAAAATCTTTGAACCTCATCTAAACTTTCATTAAACACCTGATTAACTTCAGAATCATTAGGTCTAATAACTAAATCATCATAAGTGTTAGTTTGACCCGAAAATGGATTACCCTTAACATATATTTTTAATACTCCCGAAGACAATGATGTTGTCGGAACTATCGCAACTACATCAAATCCATTATTGTTATAATATAACGAATACTTTGCGTATTGCATTGTCATATTTCTTAACACCGATACTTGAACTTCCCTTAATTGTAAATTTCTTGTGGCGTTAACCGTAAAATCAACATCAAAAGGGTTTCTAATTCTAGAAACATTTAGTTCAAAACTAGTTTCATCGTCAGAACCAATATATGTAATATTTGATGCCGTTACACCAGTCACATAATTTTCATCCATTAAAGTCACCTCTAATGCCGCAGGAAATTTACTAATAATAGTCTCAACTGATGTTGAGATTCTTTTAACCATTGACCCATATTGGGTGAAATTGGTAACTTGGGTAAGGTCGAAATTTGGATATACTTTGAAATTATTCTCAAATATTAATCTAGATTGAGCAACACTACTAATCCCAAGACCGTCCAAATTAATTGGTTCTGAAAAATTACCAGTGTTAAATGTCCTGTTGTTCTTTTCAGTAATTGATGTTGTAAATTCAAAATTCCCCTGCGTTAAACCACCTCCTTGGACTAATTGGAAACCAACTAAATCATCGGAAAATGTACCAGCACCTGTTGCCGATTGTGGGGGACAAGTATATTTTATTAACGCCATTATTCAGTTATATTTGTAAAGTTTTTACTATAATCAATATTGCTACCTCTATCTTGTCTAACTTCATATAACAAGGTATTAAATTGGTCTCTAATTTCGTATAAGTTATATTGTTTGTATATGTTATTAGCTGTGTCATATAGAGTGTAGATTCCATCATCCATTGATTTAGTTTGATTACCAAACAACGCAATTGCAAGAGTTGAGAAATCGTGTTCTGCAATCTCAACATCTAATGTTATTGGGTTAAAGAAAGTATTACTAATAATAATATTTTGATTTGGCTGTCCAATATATGGTGTCGCATTTGGTTTATTAGTTGGTGCTGACGATGGGGACATAGTGCAAAATATCAAATTAGTACTATTATCCGTATATCTATATCTTATCGCCTTTTGAGATGTATTAACCAAATTTTGAACAACCGGTTCACAAAAGAAAGAAGATGTGATTAATCTGAAAAAATTAGGTATTTTTGTGTTATCAGAATTTAAATACTCAACCCTAAAACCAACTAATCCTTGATTAACAAATTTGTTTTTAAATTGTGCCGGTACAGCATTCAAGTCAATGATAATACCTTTAACATTAGGTAATGCCGACAACACCCCACAATCTAAAATAGTGGTTCTAATTTGAGCCGGTCTAATAAATAAGGTATAGATACCTATTTTGTTAAATTGGTCAGCAGGGAGTCTTAAATTGTATAATCCACCCAATATTTCAACATCTGCAACACCACCAGTGGTTTGAGAGTTAAAATAGGGTCTTAATATATCCGCCGAATTTAATGTTGTTAAAACAAAATTATCTGTTTCATCTCTTGATGACGTATAATTTAAAATTATCTCCACATCTGCCGGAGATACATCTGCCGGTCTTATAGTACCATACGTTCCTGTTGCCATATTATATTGTTATTATATTAAAAAATCCGTAACCATATTTTTCAAGGTCACCTATATTATCAATTTCACCCATTCTTTCCATTCTCTCTAACCCTGATTGTTTTCCTCTATCAATAAATACATTAGATTGCACTTCTGCTTCATCAATTACATTTAATAATACTTCATTTTTTGTAATTATCGAGCAATCCGTCTCAATTGGCGCAACATTACTAACCACAAATATTGTTGTACCATCTTCATAGTCATAATAATCAATATTATTAATACTATATCCAATGTTTAAACCATCTCTTGATATTCCCGAATATATTCCAACAACACCCGATGTACCAGTGACTTGAATCCCTAATTTATAACCCCCATCTGTTAAATCAGACTTTTTACCATAAACTTGTAAATCTTTAACCGATGATTTAGTATATCCACTAATGATTAAAGGTGATGATGAAAACGGGTCTGTTTCACCTGGATAAACATCACAAGTCTCATCACCATTAAAAATGTAATCATACATTAAAGGAGTTCCCGACCAATTACCACCAGCAGGAATAAAATAAGCTGTCCCTTTTGGGTTTGTAATAACACTATTAGTAAAAGGTACCGTCACGGTTTTAACCACCACATTAGAACCCCAAGGACTCATTCCTGACATAGTTATTGTATAATCCTTTGGCGTAGTTGTAAACGGATATGGGTGGGAATAAAAATTAGGTGAATTTTGTGTTATGATTTGTTGAGAAGTATTATCCCCCCAATCTATCTTATAACTAGAAAACTCCAAATATTTTTTAAATTCAGTATCTGAAGTATTATAAAAATTATATTTATAAGGTTCTGATGTATTTGCCGAAAATAAAAAATTGGTCATAGTTTCTTTTTGTAAAACCATACCATCAAACACTGAATAATACCCTATATCTACAGTATTTTCCGTAAATAAAATTGGAATTGTTAATCCTGTTAATAAGGAATCATATTGATTTGTCTCCGAATTATACGTACCACCAGATAAAATCTGCGTCATAGATGAATACACATAAACATCGGTGTTTTGATACATAACTTTAAAAATATCACCCTTAATAACTTCCGGAGAAATTTTAATATAACGATTTCTATCTTCCATAATTAAGGATTAACATATTCATACCATTTTATGGAACTATCTGTTCCTACTCTAACATCATTATTGTTAATATCTTTATCAAAAATTTGATATGTTTTTTTATCTAAATCCAATTTTACTTTATAATAAAAATTTGAATCATTAAATTGAAATAGGGTTGGCGTCAATAATATTTGGGGAGTTTTACTCATTTTAACATAGACACCCAATCTAGCATCAAAGAATTTTGCACTCATATAAAAAGTGTCTATATCTATAAACTCTTTTTTTCTTAACCAATATATAAAAAACCCTTCTTTATCACCCACAAAATCTAACTGATACGACGGTATTTTTATATCAACATTTGGAGTATATTGTGAAACACTAACTGATTCAGTTGCCCCCTGTTGGACAGGGATAATTACCGTAAAATAATTTGTTTGAGATTTACCATCAATTGTATCATAAAAATCCAATTTAAAAAATGATTTGGTAAATGGTTTTTCATAATAGTACACTTCCGATTTTGTAAATCCTTCGGGTATATAACTAATTACCCAATCATTAGTTGTTGAGGTTATTACTTGTGTTGAAGGGTTATCCGGGACATCACCATCAACACTAAAAAAATGGAAATCATATTTAATATCCGTTTTTGTATCGCTAGAATACGATTCATGACTAAACCTAAACACCTCAAAATCGTAAGCGGTTCCAATAATTTCCTCAATAACCTCATGTTCATATATCTCAATACTATCGTCTCTACCATAAAAGTCCCATTTTAACTCTATTGGTAAATCAATATACTTGTCGGTTGCCGGTAAAACAAATTTAAATTTATTACTCACAATTATCTATTATTGGTTCAGCTACTATGGTCTGTTGACTATAATTAGTCCCTTCCGGTATTATTCTAAAAATTATATTCTTATATGGGTAATGAACACCATTTAAAAAAGGATAATCAACCCCATTCCCTTTAGGGTCAATATAACCATAAGTGTATTTATCTCTCCATATGAACCTACCCTTACTTTCCGAGTAATAAGAATAGTATGGAATATCAGCAACATTTATTTTATCACCCTCCTCAATGTAATCAGAATATTCACTTATTGTTATTCCGTTATGAGGTTGATAATAATACCCATAAGGATTATTTCTATTCATTCTAACACCATTAGGTGAGGGTGTTCCAATATTAAAAACTTCCGAATTATAGGTAAGTTTATGATATAAATTAGATATGATTCTTTCTTTTTGTTCATAATCATTCCATTCACAATAATCACCATCTAATGTATCACCTAATTTTAATGTTTCAACATACGTAAAATCTATTGGGTCACCGTTTAACTTTACCCCTAATGGTGTAGTATAACTACTTAAAGGAAAATTAGTATTAGAATCAAGAATACCATCACCCCACCAAAGAATTGGTAATTTATCGTCTGGGTCTAACGGTAAATTAAACCCATAACCTTGTTTCATACCATAAAACCCATCATTAGCCCCTTTAGGTCTACCAAACATTAACCCAAAATACCCTTTCCATATTGTTGTAAAAAATAATTCAGTTATAGGTCTTTTTTGATTATCTCTAAGAGGGTTAATGTCAATATCAGCATTAAAAGACAATGTATATGATTGGGAACCTTCTTTAATAGAAACTCTTTCTATTTTGTTTGGAGTATATCCACTACTCTCAAACTTTTTATTAATACCAAAAATATTTTGGTCAAACCCCGCATTAACTAATACAGCATCATTAGCATTTGTTAATATTTTATGTCTTCTAACATAATATTTTGAAGTTGTTTCATTTGGTATTTCATTATTAATAATTCGTTTAAATGTTCCCTCAACATTATCATCAAAAGTTGTCCCCGTAAACCCAACATTAAAAATATTAAAAATAAACAAATCACTATTTGATTTACCATCACCTAATGTATATACCTCAAAAGTATCTATAGTATTATAAGAAAAATTTAATTTAACAAATTCACCAACATTTATACCGTGTTTCACAGGACATCTAAATGATATAATATCTAAACCATTTATTGTCGAGTTTTCAATAATAAATGGTATTCCATCAGATGCAGTCCAATCTAAAGTTTGAGTTGTTTTACTTTCTATCGCCTGCATTTTTTTATTATAAAGATTCTCAAACGGATAGCTAACAAAAAAATTCCAATTATAAGTGGAAGCACTTTTACTAATAAATGTTCTATGATTATTAGGTGGTTGAGTATACCCAACAACATTATAATCACTTCTAATAAAATCAAATTCGTGATATTGGGGAAATCCTGACCAAGAAACCGCTTCGGGATTAAGATTACATTGGTTTATAGATGCTTGAGTTTCGTTAACGTAAACTAAATTATTCTCTAATGGTGTGTAATTTGTTAAACCAGTATATGAATTTTCAAATAAAACTGAAAATTTACAAGACGGTCTAAATATATTAGATTTTTGTCGTTCATCATCAAAAACTTGTTCTAATGAAATGTCAATATTTCTATCAAATTCAACATTTTCTTTAGTTGTTTGTATTAAAGGGACATTAAACATCAAATTAGTATTTGACGCTGTTTTATATCTTAACGACCCTAAAACTACTCTTGTATCTATTCTATTACCCATAATTAATCAACAAATGTTGTGGTATCAATCCATTTAGTGGTAAATCTATCAAATGCCGATTTACCTTTCTTTAACCCAAAATAAAAATGAAAAGGAGCTCCCACAGTTACTGAATTAGGTTCGTCAGGAGTGTTTTGGTCCCAATTACCATATGATTCATCTATATTTCCATTACCGTCAACAGCATAAATATGACCTTTATAATAATTAGTTTGTGATTGATTTTGTGCAGTACCTCTAAAATATCTTGAGGATGTCTGTAACCTATCTAACGATTGATACTTTAATGATAGAAAACCATCATTAATTGGGTTAGTATTCCAATTGTTGTTTTGGTCACCAAATATACTACCCGAACCATTTATTTCCCATTGGTAAAGCGGTACTGATTGACTAAAAACCTCAAAATAACTAAACCCACATGGTGATAAATTGGGTAGTGTCGGATTAATAATTGTTCTTTTTGGGGTTATAAAATCTCTAGTTTGAGTATCCGATGAAAAGAAAATTCCAATAACCGAAGTATTTTCATTAAACCCATTCCAATAAACAGGATTTTGACCACCTGTCGTTGAATCCGGATAATCCATAGATTCAAAGGCTGCAACACCTAATTCAGAATTTATAGAAATTAATTGAGCATAGTCACCATCAACTTTATATTTAGTCCTACTAAAATATTTAGTAATATTAGAACCAATCAATAATTTTAACATATCATTTATAAAGTTTTGATTAATCAATCGACTAATTATTAAAAGGTTTAAAATTTCAATAACATCACCATAAGTCGTTGATGTTAATTTTTTCATCACATACCCATCATAATCATCTGACATATTAATTTCTTGTAAAAAAACACTTCTAGGCCCCAAATCAATGATTGTGGTCGGATTTAATAAATACAAATTGTTATCACCACTTGTTGATGAACCTCTACTTTTACCAATAAAATTACCCGAATTTATAGATGTACTATCATCCTTATATGGACTACATCTATAATAAAAATTATTTGTTGGGTGTAACACTAATGTACTGGTGCAATATTCTGAATTTGGTGTGTTAGGTTGATTACCAGTAGGACTATTAAAGGTAACATTATTTGTAAATGAATACGCATATAAACAACCGTTTATCCAATTGTTTGAAAATGTATGTGACCACACATTTCTACACGCACCTAAATTTATACTAGTTCTAGAAATCCACTCAGTTAACAACTCAAAATCTCTACCTAAAGAAGTAAATGCTTTTGTAACAAGAATATAACAACCCTTACTAAATATTGTTCTACCGTTAAATTTTTTACAATCACCATCATTTATTACAACATTACCTTGACCATCACTACCATAACAAGCCAAAGGAGCCGATTTTGGACAACTAAATGAATCAATAACATCACTAGTGAAATTTGTTGTGTCCTCAGCCAAATCCTTACCTTGATTACTTACACCTGACGAAGCGGACGCAATTGATGAAATCGTTCCCGCAAGACCCTCATCGTCTATATCATACATCATTAAAGTCTCATTATGTTGTAATGCAAACGAATTACAACAGTTTGCTTGTGGGTTAGTAGATGTTGGTAATCTATCTGACCTCATAACCATTTGTTTAGGCTTAGCGGTTGTTAAATTATATGTTAATGTATTAGCAACCATATTATATACAGGTGAAAAATAATTACCCTCCCAACTATATTTTGCTTGTAGTGGATTATTAACCGTCAAATCCATATAAAATAATGAGGCTCCTTCAACAATTTCATTAACATAATAACCTCTATTAGTATTAAATGATTGTGTGTTCCCATCAATGTCGGTTTTCCATGAAGAAAATGTACCAGAACCTAACTTACTCAATACTTTAACCGTTAAAAAACCCGTTAAAGGTGAATAATTAACACAATCACCAATGAATTTTATCGAATTAGAATGAGATACTACTATGTTTTGACCTATTGTATAAGATAACCCTAAATATGTTGTTAAAGATTGAGTACTACCAGTATTTAAACCTGTTAAATTTATACTATCTGTTGAATAACCTATTTTTGGTAACGAATTCTGTGAAAGACGATATACAGTACAATAACTTATACATCCTAAAACACCTTGGGAAAAACCGTATCTAGTACAACCTGTTGTTTGAACATTACTTTCTTTAGTAAAATCATTTTGCGAATTAACATTTAACCCATATGTAAAATTTGTTTGAGCCCCTTTATTCACCGCAAGAGGATAAACCAATCCATCCGGTGGTGCATCACAAGTAGGTGTAAAATTAATTTGATTATTATCCAAAGCAGAATAATAACTCCATAAGTTGGAGTTAAATGTTGTAAACCCTGACGCACCTAAATTAGGTGTAAATGTAAATGTATCATAATATAATTTATTACCTGAATAACTATCCGCAGATAAATTAGTCGGTATCTTAGTGTTATCATGACTAACATTTAAAAACTTACCTTGAACCGGGTAATTAATTTTATATTGACCTTTAACAATTAATTTTTGTTCCTGACCCATGGGTTTACCAAATAAAACATTTAAATCATATTGTATTTCAACTCTCGGAGCATTAGGGTCAACCCCTCTATTTAAAATTAAAATACAAGATTTTTCAAAATTTTTAATATACGTAATAGGGTTTTTTAAAGTTGGAAATCCTTCAGACCCATCTTTTTTAAATGGCCCACCCCAACAATTCTCTGTGTAAACGGTTCCCCCATAAAACCTTTGAAGATACATCTCATTATTTAAAAAACGACTAATAAATGAATCTGGCATTGTTGACCCACTATTTGATATAAAATCAGTATAAGTCATTCCTGTAATTACTTGGAAGTATTCTAAATCCATTGGGTAGTTATAGTATTCTGTTTGACCTGATTGTGTAAAATTCACATTATAACTAACGGGAATATCACCAGACCCATCCGGATTAGCATAATTGAAACCAATAGTTGTATTACCAGTTAAAGTTGTTCCTGTTACAGCGGCATTCCCAAATTGATTTCCACCCTCTCCGGTATATCCACTAAACAAATTAACATCCTTTGTTAAAAATGGGTTTTGAAATGTCATTATTTGACCTATTTTTAAATTAATTAATGTTGACTTATCACATATAATGATAATTGTGTTATCAAAATGTGATGTAGGATTATTTCCTCCATTTTTACTTGGTTCAACACTTACTTTAATTCTATTAACACCACCACCAGGATTATTAGGGGAAACATTAAAATATTTTGCCTTAGTATTAAATAAGTTAATTCTTTCCGCCAAAGTTAAACTAGATGTAAACACATAATCAGTTTCTTGACCACCAGCGTCATAAGTAATAGCATTTACAGCAGGAATTCCAGCACTATTGTCATTTTGACCTGCCGCTATAGACCCCGCAAAGGTAGATGTTACCGCATATTTTACTGACGAATCAATACTTCTACCAGGAATAGAGTAAATTGGTCCACTAACCCCTAATAGTAATGCGGATGAAAGTAATGAATTTGCCGGCGATTCGTCAAATACTATATAAGGACAAGGTTTTTCATCAGCCAAACTATTAATATCTTTAGCTGCATCCGCTAAATCTTCAGGAACTGTTTCATTCTCACTAGGATTTTGACCAACGGAACAATCACATAAATCACAATCCGGATAAGTTATTAATGGAATTGAAATACCTTTTAATTCCATCTTATTTAAAGCCTTTAAAAACGCTCTTAAAAGTATTAGAATAACAACATATTGAGCTATTTCCAGTAAAAAACCAGCAATTAATCCCAACGCATAAGGAATTGTTCCAATTATTAAAATACCGTTTATAATTATCAAAGCTATAAAATACAGAATTGCCGCTGGTACAATAATTTTTCTTAATAATATTACCAAGAAATATAAAACATGAGTAACAACTAACACTATATATAAAATAGGTCTAAAAATCATCATTAAAAATGAATACAAAATATAGATAATATCAAATCTCATATTAGAATCATTCGTTGGGAATTTATAATTTTCACTCTCACAACTATCATCAAGAATATTTTTAACACCAATAAATCTATCAGGCGCTGTTCCGTTTCTATATTTGTCCATTAATTGTGACACAGTATAAACTTTATTATATTGCATAATATAAAATTTATCATCACAATTGATTGCCTCTTGTATCATATTACGACCAATATCCGCTTTTGGTCCTGATGTTGTCCCCGTATAACCATAATCCGCCCAATCTAAACTAAACGCATATGATTTCATCGCCAAATCATAAGATGTGTTCAAACCTCTACTACTACTAATCAAAGGGTCACTCCCACTTGTTGACCAACCGTGTTCTTTAATATTTGGTAATAAAAAATAACCTCTTTTAATTCTTTCCGATAATGATGGTGGTTGAGTCCATTTAACTTTAAAACGATATTTACCTCTAGTCGGTATTCCTTTTTTAGGGTCATTGGATAATACTTGTTCACCAAATTCATTAGTTATATAATAATCCAAATTCATTGGGACATCCACTAACCACGTTCCATTTTCATCAATAACTTTACCACCAGCCTCTAAATCAATTGATTCTAATATTGGTCTACCATCACTGTCCTGTAAAATAGTTTGTCTAATTGCCAATATTTCACCTGAATTTGTAGTTAAATTACACAAATACCCCCCTTTACCTCTGACTTTACAAGTTCTTTTTATCGCAGCATCATCATTTGTCGAAATTATAGACCCCATAAAAATAGCTGTAGGTGTTATATTAATACCTGATTCAGAAGATAAATCAAAATCTGTTCTAGTAATACCTAAATTACATATTTCAGGTTGACCCCACAATGGTTCGACTTGAATAATTCTATTTATTGTGATTAATTGAGGTAATTCTCTTAAATTAGTTGACGATTTGAATGTTATTCCCGCAACTTGTGAAGGTGTTGCAATCCCCATTCTAATTAAATCTTGTGGTGATAATGAAAATTCTCCAATATCCGATAAATCAATATCAACTACAATAGTTTGACTTCCAATTGGAAGTCCAAAAATCATATAATCACCACTAGAATTTGTTACTGTAGAATATTTATAATACTTATCATAAACTTTAATTAAAGGTGGGTCAACTAAAACATCTTTTCTTGTGAAAAATGTTCCTGTTGGTATATGAGCACTATAGGATGGTTTATACGGTAATAAATTATATCTATAACCATCTTCATTTAAATCGGTTAATGTTTTGTATGGATATATTTCAGAAATTTCTGGGTCCAATTCGTCAACACTATCTAAGGGTATAAAAACAGATACTTTAGCATTTGGGATACCAAAACCATTATTAACACTTACTCTACCTACAAGCACACCATAATCTGAACATTGCCTTGTATAAATTTGACTTTGTAATATTTTTAGAGATAATATTTCTAAATACTCAAATTCTTGGTCTATTAAAATTTTTATAGATTTATCAACACCAGGTTCCGTTCTTATTCTATATGAGTTTGACATATTAATCTTTTTAAATAAATAGTTTATTTACTATTTTAAAAAGATAATACATATTATTTCAAAATAAATTGTGATTAAAATTTATATTTTTTAACCATTGTAATTGGATTTTGATTATTTTCAACATAGTTTTTAATCAATTTATATAAAATAGGGTATATTTCATTATCAATACTTGTATGTGTTGTATTAGGGATTTCGATTGTTATATGATTTTTATCAACCCTCAATGGTTTTCCACCCGAATTAGTGAAAAATTTAAAATTATCTGTCCATTTTGGTGATGTAAAATTAATTAAGTATTGAACATTTTTTGGGAGTATATAATCAATATTATTATTTTTTTTATTTGCTGGGTCAAGTAATATTACCATCTCAACAAAAATATTTTGTTTACTTAATCTATCAACCACTTGTAAAACATTATCCCCTCCAATACTATGTCCAATTAATATTACCTTACCATTAGGGTTTAATGACTTATAATAATAGATATTTGTAAACACATCTTCAGTTGTTAAATTCTCACTATGAGAACCTACATATGTTAAAACTTGTGTATTATTTTTAAATTTATTTGATTTAATAAACCCTAACCCATTTTCATCTCTAGATTTTATAATATCAACTTGAGTTTTGTTTTTTTCAACAAAATCTTTAAATGGACTATTAGCACCTTGTACAACAACCACTAAATTATCTGTAGTTTTTTTCACATATTCTACCTTATATTTTTTGGTTTCAAATTTTCTATCAACAATTTCCACACCAATTTCGTGACCAATAAGTTGGATTAATAGAAATACCATTATTGATGTTCTTAGTGTATTGTTTTTACCCTCTTTTATTATTTTTTTTAAATAATAAATAAACACTGGAACCCCAACCCATATTCTAATATTTAAAATTATACTAATAACAAACCATTGGGCCCAAGTCCCATTATTCCCTTTTATCGCATCAAATAATTCTATTAAATAATCCATTTAATAAAAATAATTGATTTTTTTTAAAAATAAATCTTTAAGAGAAATTAACGGTTTTAAGATTCTTAACTCTAATGTTAATATCTTTACTAGGGTATCTAACTTGGTAAGTCTGTTTTGGTTCCGCAAAAATGGTATCATCCACCAACTCAATTTGTTTTGTTTCAGAATCAGAATATCTTTGAGATGTTTGAGATGAAGAATATTGACCCCCCACTTTATTAAAGAACAATATATCTGATAATGAAATTACACCATTCTCACTTTGAATTAATCGTCTTAATTCTGATACATTAACATTTTCCCCCATTTGTCTGTTAGTCGGTGCGAAGTAATCCGACACAATGTTTATCACTTTAGAAATGATTGCTCCCTGATTTTGTGTATTATCTAATACAATATCAACATTAACCCCTAAATCAATCACATTGGCAACTTCAATAGAAATATAATCATTAATCATTCTATAATTTGACAAATAGTTTGCCACATTATGTTTTAAAGTATCTGAAACAATTTCAGTAAGACTACCATTTTCATCATAAGACAACATTTGGATTTTTATCTTATTATTTTCTTCAGTTATAGAAACTTTTGCCGGCGCCCCGAATTGAGACGGCATTAACCTAATTAATGATTCATAATCATTTACGGTTACCGCTCTATTTTGAGCAGCAAAATTATAAGTAACTAAATTTCTAACTTCTTCTGTTGTTGGGTAATTACCTCCTCCGATTGCCGCAGTAACATTTGTACATCTTAATGAATTAATAACACTAGTGTTGATAGAATCTGAAGGTCCATTAACACTAAATGAAACAGTCCCTATTTGAGTAATAACATTAACCCCCAAATTTGAACCTGTACCCCCACCAATCCTATACTGGATAAAGATTGTACTATTAGATTTAAGAATACTACCTAACCCTAAATTATTGGAATATTTATTTAAGTTCATTTCGTACCCATTTCTAGCAAACTCTCTTAATTGTTCGTCAGCAGATTGACTACCCCCACCAAATGTGATTTTAAAAAACCCTTCTGGTGTATATTCTGTTATGAACTTATCATTAGTTGACATATATTTACCAACTTTTATTCCAGGTTGGTCGGACACTTTAGTTGGGTCTTCGATAAAAACTCTATCCTGAGCCAATGCTTGCACTTCATACCATCTATCGTCTAACCCTAAAAATTCTTGTGCAGACGGGATGTTCGCATATTGAGTACCGTCTTTTAATAAAACACTCGTTACCCCCAAAACATTTTTTTCAGGTAAAAACATCTCAAAAAATGGTTTAACATCATTTGAGGTTACAACTCTTTTGAATACTTTTGTAATACCATTAACTATTGTTTCTCTTTTAGTTATTGTATAGTTCAATAATTTATTATTTGAATCAAAATTTGGTATCTTTAATCTGTTAGGATATCCATCGGCATTTAATGGTGATGAAAAATCAATATCGTACACAGTTTCAAAAACTTGTCCTGCACCAATAACTTGAGAACCTCTTCTTAATATACCACAATACCTTAAATCTTCTTTATCTCCATAAGCGGGAACTGTAATTGAGAAATCTACTAAAGCAACTGATGGTCGTTGACCCGGAACTTTTAACCCATAAGTTCTTGCAATATTATAAATTGATGACCTCTGTTGAGCATATTGTAATACGGTCTCTTGGATACTTCTATCAATATTAAATTGTAGGTTATCCGTTACTGCAGCATTTAAATCAATTAATACCGAAAATACGGAAGCGTCGTTAAAGTTTTCAATAGTATCCGGATAATAAGTTTTTGTAAAATTTATTAATTCCGTTCTGATTGCTTGGAAGTCTCTTGTTGTGTATGAAATTTTTTTATTTGCCATATAACATTAAATATTAATAATTACAAAATCTTTTTGATTAAACACATCATTGTTAAGTCTATAATCAATTCTAACTTTAGCGGTATGTTCTTTAGTTCCTATACCAGGAACCCTATATACTCTATCATCATTACTATCAATATAAGTACCTTTATCCTCCTCACCATCTGACGCGGCGGTAATACTAATATTTATTATTGTGATATTAGGGATGTAGTCTTCCACTGAAGACCTAATTTCAGCATCTATATCCGAAAATGTTGGACCATCTAAAGGTTCAAAAATAAACTCATATAATCTAGTTCCAAAATCAGGTAAATAATATCTAGTACCTTTTCTTGTTAATAATAAATGAACCAGACTACTTCTAATCTCTTGGTCATTATAATCAGAAAGGTCTAAATACTTACCATCATACGAATCTCTAAAAGGAAAATTAATTCCATATGTTTTACCATCACTCATAACTATAAATATAGTGTCACAATTATTTCTAATAAATACCCCAAAATAAAAAATCACGACATATGTCGTGATTTATATCATAATTTATTTTAATTAAGAACCACATCCAAAACATTCAAAGTCCGAATCCTCCGGTTTCTTAACTAATTCAACCGTTGGTTTTTCAACTATTTTTGGTTGTTGGATTTTTGAAATATCCATCGCCAAATGTTTTGCTCCGGTTGATATCGCTTTTGTTCTAACATAATAACATAAAGTTTTTAATCCTTTACCCCAAGAATGGAAGTGAGATGAAGAAATTTTTGATAATGTCGGTTCTGACATGTAGATATTCATTGATTGTGATTGGTCAATGAATGGAGCTCTATCAGCCGCCATATCAATTAATTCTCTTTGAGATATCTCCCAAATTGTTTTGTATTTAGGAATTAAATGTTCTACTCTCTTAACTTTCTTTTTATAATTTTTATCTTCAGGGTCAAGATAGTTATTAAAATTAATGTTTTGAATTGACCCTTCGTTCATAATAATCTCATTCTTCAAGTCTTCACCCCAAATACCTAATTTCTCAAAATCGTTAATTAAGTATTTATTTACAATTAAAATTTCCCCACCAACAACTCTACGATTAAACAACGCCGAATGAGCTGGTTCTATCATTTCAAATGAACCGGTAATTTTAGCTGAAGACGCCACAGGCATCTGAGCGGTAAATAACGAATTACAAACACCATATTTTGATACTTCTAATTTAAGTGAATCCCAATCCCACATACTACTTAAACCTTCATAATCCAACCCCCACATATCAAATTGGAACACTCCTTTTGACATCGGAGAACCTTCAAAAAATTGGTAAGGTTTATATTCACCTGATTTACATAATTCCATACTAGAAGTTATCGCCGCAAAATAGATAGTTTCAAAAATTTGTTTGTTTAACTTTTTTGACTCTTCAGATGTGAAAATATAGTCCATTAAGAAGAATACATCAGCAAGTCCTTGAGTTCCAATGGCAATAGCCCTTTGTTCTAACCCACCTTTTCTACCTTGTTCAGTAGAATAACTATTAATATCAATAACCTTATTAAGGGCTCTCACTACTTTTTTAACTTCACTATATAACCAATTAAAATCAAATTTACCATTAACAATGAAATTTTTTAACACCATTGATGATAAGGTACAAATAGCTGTCGTACTCTCATCAGTATATTGATAAATTTCATTACATAGATTAGATTGTTTGATAACCCCAATATTTTGATGGTTAGTTTTTCTATTTGCACTATCTTTAGAACATAGATAAGGAACACCAGTCTCAACTTGAGATTCAATGATTTTATTCCAAATATTTTGAGCCTTCACTTTTTTACCAAGACCTAACTCAACCGCTCTACCATAATTATCTTCATATTCATCACCATAACACTCTTGTAATGGTTTAATGCCCGCCTTAACAATGTCATTAGGACAAAACAAATACCAATCAGAATTGTTTTTAACAGCATTCATAAAATTATCCGGTAACCATATTGATGTGAATAAATCTTTAGCTCTTAATTCTTCCGACCCAGTGTTTTTCTTAATCTCAAGTAAATCAATAATGTCTTTATGCCAAGGTTCTATATAGATAGCCGCACTTCCGGGTCTTCTACCTTGTTGGTTAAAGAAACGGAGAGATTCATTAACAATTTTAAGGTATTTTAACAATCCACCTGCAAATCCACCAGATGAATTAATACGACTCTCTTTACTACGAATATTAGACATACACAACCCAATTCCCGCAGCATCTGAAGAATATGTTGAGATGTCATTTAATGTCTCTAACAATCCCTGTCTTGAATCCCCATTGTTATAATGTAATACACAAGACGCCAATTGAGGTGTTTTTGTGCCCGCATTAATCATAATAGGTGTTGCTGGAGAGATAATTTGATTAGATAATGATTGATAATACGATATAGCCTCTTCAAATGATTTTGTTACCCATAAAGCCACCCTCATATACATATGTTGTGGTCTTTCAATCACTTTACCTTGAGGTGTTTTTAACAAATACATTTCTTGTAATGACCTCCAAGCAAAATAGTCAAAATTATAATCATTCTCGTGATTAATTGCTGAATCAATATTAGAAGGACCATAATTTAAAATAGTTTCCATCAATTTATCATTTACCACACCATCAACGTGTAATAAACCCATTGTAGCACTAAAACTTTCTTCAGTTTCTTTATGGTAAGAAGAAATAGCCACAGAAGATGCTAAACGAGAATAATCGTGATGACTACCGGTGTAAGCCGCAGCAATCTCATAAACTAGTTTATCAAGTTCTTTAGTCGTAATAAAACCCTCTGTTGGTACAGAGGTTATTACTTTAATGAATATCTCATCAGAATTAACATTTAAACCTTTAGCCGCTCGTTTAACTCTATTGTATATTTTTTGGGGATTAAAGGAAACCTCTTCTCCCCCTCTTTTTTTAATTTTTAATGACATCATATTTTATTTAATTAGAAATCTTCGGTAAATGTTAATGATTCACCTAACTTAGCCTTTTGATATTCCATTGTTCTACTTTCAAAAAAGTTTCCTTTAGTCTCAATAGCAATTTGTTCCATAAATTTAAATGGTTGCTCAACATTAAAATGTTTTTTACAACCAAATTTAACCAATAAGCCATCGGTAACAAATTCAAGGTATTGTTTCATTAGGTTTGAATTCATACCAATTAAAGATACAGGTAATGATTCAGTAATAAACTCTTTTTCAATCTCTAAAGCTGATAATAATATTTCTTTAATTCTTTTTTCACTTGGTTTACTCTCAATATGATTGTTAATCAAATGGATAGCAAAATCACAATGTAAATTCTCATCTTTAAAAATAAGTGTATTAGCATTACATAATCCTTGCATAATACCTCTTGATTTCAACCAAAAGATTGAACAGAATGACCCGGAGAAGAAAATACCCTCAACCGCAGCAAAAGCAATCAATCTTTCTTGGAAAGAACTACTTTCTATCCATTTTAACGCCCAACTAGCCTTTTTCTGAACCGCTGGTAATCTATCAATAGCATGAAAACACTCATCTTTTTCAGTTGGGTCAGAAACATAAGTATCAATTAATAATGAATACATCAATGAATGAATATTCTCCATCATTATTTGGAATCCGTAGAAAAACTTTGCTTCAGCATACTGAACTTCTTTTAAAAAGTTTTCCGCTAAATTCTCATTAACAATCCCATCTGACGCTGCGAAAAACGCCAATACATTTTTAATGAAATATCTTTCATTATCAGATAAATTTTCCCAATCTCTAATATCATTAGACAAATCCACTTCTTCCGCTGTCCAAAACGCCGCTTGGTGTTGTTTATAGTACTCCCAAATATCATCATGTTCAATCGGGAAAATAACAAATCTATCGTTATTTGGTTCTAATATTTTTTCCATTTTATTTAATTTTTTTGTTGTTCTTTTTGTTTTCTTTTATCTAACAAATCTTTAATTCGTTGTCTATTTCTTTCTTCTGTCTGTTCTTCTAAACCTAAAAAGGTTACAGAACTTTCTGTATCAATCTCTAACATACCATTATCAAACTTACAATTCTCAAATACAACACCATCATCACCAATACGTGATTTAGTAATTGCAATTGTTGCTAGTTTCATTTCTTTCTGTTGTAGTGATTTTGCCACCGAAATAATTACGTGACCTACTTGAGCTTTCTTGATAGAACCACCCATTTGGTCAGTAGTTACAACATCTGAAGATATAGAACTTCTATTACCTTGAGTTGCTGTCCACCCAACCATATCCAATTCGTGACACATAGACTCAAACGCTCTCATTACAGAACCTTCAGATTTCCATTCATCACCTAAATTTCTATCAGGGACAACACAATCAATATAATCTAATAAAACCATATCAATTTTAACCCCCTCAGAAATCATTTTTCTAATTTGGTTTTTAATTTGCATCATTGTCATAGTGTCAGATGGAAGTTTTTTCAAGATAAGTTTATTACTCATCGAATCTTTAACTTCATTCACTTTGAGAATAACCTCATCTTTTCTAGATGACAATTCATCCGGGTGAATTTTTGTCCATAATGTAATATGTTTTCTTTGAATAATTTTTGGATTATCTTCGAAAAATATTTGTAATACATTGTATCCCAAGTTAAATGCGTGATTAGCTACTTTAGTTAATAATGTTGATTTTCCAACACCTGTTGGTGCCAAAATAACACCAATTTCACCTTTAGCTAAACCTCCTTTTAAGAGTCTATCTATACCCGGAATACCCATTGGTATCGGATGACGATAATCTTCATTTAAAACATCATCCAAGTTGTGAAATACATCTTCAGTACCCTTGTCTAACTCACCCACTTGAAGGGCTTTGCTAACCAATTGTTCTAAAGTGTCATAATTTTCAAATTCACCACCATCGATGATTTTTTGTGCCTTAACCATTACTTTCTGTAATTCTTGTTGTTTACAGAATTTCATAGATTTTTCTTGTACAAACTCTTCCCCTTCAGTTGGGGCTTCTTTCACTTTATTAAGTGTGTCAATAACTATTTTTGACGCTGTTGCCTGTTGTAGCTCAGATTTAGTAATTTGTTCCAACGTATCAAATGTTGGTGTATGTTCGTATTTTGAGTAATATTCCTTAATCATCTGAATGATAATTTTAAAATATTTATTCTCAAAATAACTTGTTTCAATCACATCAATAATTGACCTAGAGAAGTCTTTATCGATGACGATTTGGTTTAATAATTGTAGCTGAAATGTGCTACCTAA